GGTTGTATTACAGGTGCGGCAATGGACAGCATTCCTTGTGAGTTGTCGGCGTACCACCTTTGGTACTTCGGGGTATCCAAGTATTGCGTTTGCCGCGATGAGATTTTCTGCTTCGTTCACATCCATTTCCTGTCTATTGTTTATAATAACTTTGACGGGTCAATGAGAGTAATCTCTCGGCCCTCATGCTGAGCATAACGGACACAGTTCGCCGTTCCACCCTCGGAACCATCCCAAACGGCAATTAATAAATCACAATTATCCACCATGTATTTGTTGCGCTCGTCCATGCATGTAAAGTTATATGTTCCATTATGGACAAGTACTCTTTTATATGCCTTTTCTAACATAATTTTATATTTATCCTGAGACTCTTTGGGCCATTTACTATCCTGACCCAGGCATGGAATTGCTACAAGATATGGTATCCCTAGTGAGTCGCAAATTGATGCAGCGTCTTGGTCTACGCCAAGAGCACCGCCAACAATAGCTTGACAGTTCGTGTAGTGACTAGCATAATACTGGACAACCTGAGTTATCTTTTGTATTACAGCCTGACGCAAAGGTGCATCTATGTTATAGCCACCAATCTTTGGTGGTCTGTGACCAGTAAATGCTATTGTATACATTTAGAGTCCTTTTTTAATAAATCTCTTTGCTTTATTAACAGTCTTTTGAACAGTAGATATCACATAGTTATCGGCGGGGTCATCGAGTTCATGCTTTAAATCCTTGTAGGCGTATATTTCCACCTCATGCAGCAATTCAGCGATGATTCTACGACCTTTGGCTTCCCTCGCCTGCAGCGCGTCCACTTGATCAGCCCACTCATTTATCATTACACATTGGCGGACAATTGGATACAGTTCTTTACCAATTGATTTACGGTAGGCATAATCACGCATCTGCTCAATCATGTTATTCTCCTTCGCTATACCTGCATGCTAGCATTTAAATAGTCCGATTCCTTTAAATTCTTTCGCTCTATGTAATTGTCTATGCTTATGATAGCAGAGTCAGACTCAACTTTGTATGAATCCATACGAGTTAATGTCGGAGCTTCTTCAATTTTAGACAATCTTGCCGCATACCACTGCCCCTGTTTAACAATCCCTTTCATCTTTATATATGCTCTAGGGAATATAACAACTTTAAAAATTTGTACCCCATCCCAACAATATAAATTCGCCATCAACTTACCCTTAGATGTTGTAAAGACCCTTGAGTGCATTATATACATTAATGTCTTCTCATCGCCAATATACCCTAGACCTGTTTTATAAAGCCAACTGCGATCATGTTCAATGCCTTTTTGACGAAGAATTATAAACTTATGTAAGTCAGTATCAATATAATTATAAGCATCACAAAATGAGTGGAGTGTTCTATCTCCTATTAAAGCGTATACATAATCACGGTTAGCCATCTCCGTATTCCTATCAGCAAAGACAGTAGCTGACCCTGAAAAATCTTCAAACTCAATCCTCAAATATTGGGCAGTTTTCTTGGTTGACCGAACAATCGCCTTGATTAAAGTTAACGGAGAATTTATTTCGTGGAACTCAGATAAGTTGCCAACAAAAACATCCATTTCGTTTTTGTCCTCAGCAGATTGAATAGAGAATCCAAGCACTGGCAGATAGTATCGCTCATGTTGATACTGAGAAATATGATTCATTGATGCGTATGCGCCAACTTTTTCAAAGTTTAAACGGAGAGGTGCTTTCACTGCTGATTTAGAACATTTATTGTTAAACTCATCAAAGCAACTAAAGGGCCTTTTATTAAAAATCTCATTAATAGCTGCAACCCCACACCCAGCAACATTAGAAAGACCAAACCTAATTGCGTCAACGCCTGTTGAGTTATCAGTTGTAAAAAATTCTTGAGATAAGTTTATATCAGGAGGGAGTATTGGAACACTGAGTCTCTGCGCTTCCATCAAATATGCCGTTGTTTTTTCGGTAGAGTCTTCATTGTAAAGCAGTGACCAAATAAACTCAAGAGGGTAATTCACCTTCAGCCACATAGTTTGATACGAAAGCATTGAGTAAGCAACGGCGTGAGATTTATTAAACATGTACAAAGCGGACATCTCGAATTCAGCCCACATTTGCTTAGCCTCAATCTTTGGAATGATAGCGTTGTTTACAAACTTATCTTTATATTGTTTGAACTCACTCACCTCTCTTTTCTTACCGATTATTTTTCTGAGTTTGTCAGCGTCTGACCATGTGAACCCAGATATCTTTACAGACATTTGCATTAATTGTTCTTGGAAAATTACCGTGCCATATGTTTCTTCAAGAATTTCACGAACTGACTCGTGTGGGTAGTAAGGCTGAGTTATTCCCATTTTGCAATCAATATACTTTTGTCCTTGTGATAGCAATGCTCCTGGTCTAACTAATGCATTACTTACAACCAAATCATTAAAATTATTTATTCCCATTCTTTCAATCAAGTTTCTATACGCAGCCGCATCTGTTTGAAAAACGCCAACCGTGTTGCCATTATTAAAATTTTCAAAAACTTTGGGGTCATCAAGCATCAAGGACTGGTCCTCTACATCGAGCCCTGTGCGTTCTAGGACCTTCGCTAAGCAATCTTTAATGACAGATACCGTCTTTAGACCCAAAATATCTATTTTAATTAGACCGACCGCCTCAGCGTCAATCATGTCAAAAGCGGTTACTGTAATTCTTTCTCCACCATCGGTTTCTTTCCTTGTTTCAATAGGGCAAACTTGGTTTAAAGGAATAGATGAAACAACCATTCCAGCAGCATGAATCCCTGTATTTCTAATCCTACCTTCCAATCTTTTTGCTATTTTTGGGACATCAGGATATTTTGCACAAAACAGCCTTCCCTTAGGCGAGTCTATTAATTCTTCAATTGTTTCAAAATACGGAGTGATATTGTTAGTTTCCTCGTAAGGGACCTGTAGAACTCTGGCGACATCTTTTACAGCAGATTTTGGTTTGAATGTTCCAAATGTGGTAATTGCGGCAACATGATCACGACCCCATCTATCCCGCAAATATTCTTTGACTTCATTTCTGCGCTTGTCTTCAAAGTCAAGATCGATGTCAGGATAATCATTGCGTTCATCACTGATAAACCTAGCAAACAAAAGATTATATTTAATTGGATCTACTTTTGTAATTTTTAGCAGGAAAGCAAGCAGACTGCCGCCCACCGAGCCTCGACCAGTTCCTCTCCCGACAAAGTTTGCGTCTGCCCATGAGATTAAATCCCACACGATAAGAAAGTAGTCAGAAAATCCAAGTTGTTTAATTACAGAAAGTTCTTCTGCTAATCTATCCCTGTATTGCTCTCCTAAGCCCAACTCTTCCAAGCGAAACTCAGACATTTCTTTCAGGTAATCATCTGAGTTAAGAGACTTCATATATTTTGGCAAAAGACTTCTTCTCTTTTGTATTTCAGCACTGCACTTGCTCGCAACCTCGATAGTATTCTCCAAGAGATCAGGTCTATCATAACCAGATTCTTTAAACCAAGAAAGCACCTCTGACCCTTTAGCCACATAAGGATTTATATCATCAAACCTCAAAAATCTATCTGGGTATAGATGATTAACCTTTTCAACTAGATCATAATTACCAGGGGGAAATGTTTTCAAATTTTCCTTTGCCTTATTAATAGCCGCTGCGCCAATTGATGGGTATTGAGAAACAAGCAACAAAACTTCCTCACACCCCTTGTCTGCATAGGTTGGGAAATGACAATCTGCAGTAGCAACAGCCTTCCTGCCAAGTGATGTTGCGAGATCCAGTAATCCATCATTTATAACTTTGGGGTTCCAAGCCTGCAGCTCAAAGTAAAAATCTTCTTTAAAGATAGAGTTGAATCTAGTTGCTAGTTGCTCCGCTTTGGAGTAATCGCCAGCCTCAATTGCTTTAGCAATTGAACTACCTCTGCAGCCTGACAATGAAACAATATCGTCATCAACCATTTCTTCTAATAAATCAAAATCAATTCTTGGCTTATAATAAAAGTTATCCTGCCAGCTAATTTGTGATAACTTGAACAATTTTTCAAGACCTTGGTTGTTCTTTGCAAGGAGAATTAAGTGGAATCTCTCATGCTTACCATCACTATCATTTTTTACAGATGGTACGAAGTATGCTTCTACGCCAAACAGTGGTTTTACAGCATGCTTTTTGCATGCATCCTGGAATCTCAGTACCCCACCCATCGTGCCGTGATCGGTTATAGCCGCAGCGAACTGCCCGTTAGAGCTTGCTATTTGCGCAATCTCTTCGGGAGTGGACATGCCATCCAAGAGAGAGTGTTCTGAGTGACAGTGTAAGTGAACGAACTCAGTCATTTAAATATCCAAATCGTAAAGGTTGTCTATGCAGGGCAGGTCTGCCCAGTAAGGTTCATTGTACCACGCCTTGCGCAAATAACAGTTAATTCCATTCTCCCTCAATTTAATTACTTCACTGGGGTTGTCTTCAACAACGAATAGCGGGTTAATATCTTTTATGATTAAATGCTTTTCATTGAGCCTAGAAAATTTTGGCCTCAATGTATTTATTTTCCAACCATCAAGCCATGGCTCTGTCATAACCACAGACGCTTCACTTCTTCTTGCCGTCACAATGTGGATATCAAACCCTGCGCCAAACCAGTAATTAACTTGGTACCAAGCGTCTTCAAAGGGCTTTAAGTTTTTCCAAAATATCTTTTTAGAGAAAAGGTGTAGAGCAGTCTCATCTTTTGTGTCAGTTGTTAGCCATGATGAGTAATCATAAAATTCTGAATCAATCTTGCCAACACCTTCGTATAAATAATTCTCAATACCGTCAGCAATATCGGCAATTACACCATCAAGATCGAGCACAATGTTCTTATTCATCAAATTCCTTTGTTAAAGGGCAGGGGTTTCCCCCTGCCCAAATAATAACAATTTACCAAGAGTCTTTTTCTAGCTCTCCAGTGGTTAGGAAAATTTGCTGCTTCTCATATGGTAATGCCATATAGACCTTTTCCAAGTCATGAAACGGCATGTCTTTAATCTCCTTTGGCACTTCTCCAATATTTAAAGGTATAAGGCTGTAGTTTGTGTCAGAAGCGGCTGAGCCAGTCCTGGAATACTTATACTCTCTATCTGTAATAGTGCCAAATTCCTTAGCATATTCAATCAGTGTAAGACCAACATGGCGCTGGTTAAAAGTTGTGTCAAGAATTCTTGGTTCCCATACACCCTTCTCAACCTCGACAGCGATATTGACCAAGAAGTGTGGCTTAGGTCTCCACGCTTTATCAACAACGGACTGCTCCGTGCCCCAGCAACGATAATTGAATTTTTCAAAACTAGCAGTTGATGCTACTCTCCACTTCCAATTTATCGGTGATGTAATAACGGGTACTGTAATTCCAGTACCAACTTCTTCTATATAATTCTTTGCATCTTCAGTTAACTCCTGACGGAAGCGAATCTTGAACGAATCGCCCGCCTGTAGCGTGAAGTATTTCTTTACCCCAGAACCAGGGGGTGGTGTTACTGCCTTCTCCAGTTCTTGTAATGTTTTAAGTGATGTGAATGTCATATTTGTTTTCTCCTGTTATATAATGATTTGTTTGTTTGTTATGCTTGTTTGTATTTCCTTTACTGTCAGCTCCCCAGGGTCTTTAGCATCCTCTGGAACTTCCGCTGAGTAAATTTCTTTACCGCAGCAAGAACTTATTATAGCACGCTTCATTGCATCGCCAGCGTCATCTTTGTCAGAAAAAATAATAATTTTATCAAAATATCTCTTCAACAATTTGGCTTGCTGTGCGGAAACTTGTGCTCCCAATGTAGCGACAACATTTGGGAAACCCGCCTGGTGTACCTTCATAGCATCAACGCTACCTTCAACTACAATTACACTATCATGCCTTTTAGCGTTTTGAAGATTAAACAACACTATTGCTCTTTTAAACCCAGTATTATAAAGGTATCTAGGCTCCTGATCTGTTGATGTAGCCCGCCCTATGAGCCCCATAATCTTAAAGTCATGGCTTCTTACTGGGATAACAACTCTTTTCTTTGTTTCGGAATAACAGACATCAAAATATTGCAGAGTCTTCATCTCCAATCCTCTTTCAAGAAAAGACGAAAATTTTTCCTTAGCATCATCTGAACTATAGTCTACCATGAGGGTGTCAATAGTTATTTCTTCATCAGTGATAACTGGGCTTAAGGCTTTTTCAAGTTCTTTTTTCAAAGCAACTGGGTCTAAACTGGTTGCCTTGCCGTATGCCTTGCCAGTTATCTGTCTATATAGCTGCCTGAAATTACCTTTCTTCCCGCATGATGGGTTGAAGCATTGCCACAACCCAGTCTTCTTGTTTATATAAAAAGATGGAGTGTTCCTATTCTGATGGAACGGACAATATATCGTTACCTCATTGCCAGAGTCGGTATGAGTATGTATACCATAATTCTGGAATAACAGTTTTACTTCATTTTCAAGATTCATCGCAGAAAATGAGTGAGAATGAAAATGTTTCAGACTCTTTGTGGTATTCTGTAAATAATTTTGTTTTACCTGTGTAACCATACTTTTCCCGAGCCTCTTCTTCCATCCATGGCCTAAGCCGCGCTATTGCCTCAATATCTTGAGCAGTTCCGCTAAGAATTTTGTCCATATTAAATATCCCACTCCTCAGCCCACTTACCAGTATCTAAATTCCATCTAAGGAAAAATCCAAACTGCGTTGCTCTTCGCACTTTTCTGGATACAATTTGGAAAAGCCCTGTTTCTAAATCACGATGGATTGCAAGAACAAGGTCTGCATCGTAAGCCAACTGTTTACTCCATGCGACTTCCTCTAGCTCTGGTGGTCTCTCTCCATGCCCCTCAGACATTGTTACAGCAGCAACATCTATAATAGGAATATTGTTCTTTACAGCCATTCTCTTGAAGGCTTTTGATAAATTCTTAGCCTTCTCTGTCTCTGTTTTTGCCCCGCTTGAATCATCGAATAGACCATGATAGTCAAGGATTACCATATCTGGATGATACTGGTCAATCTTAGCCTGAACCATGTTTTGGTCAGCAGATTCAAGGCCCTCGGCTGTAACTAAATGGATAGCGTGTTTGCCAGCAAATGTTTTCTCAGCCCATGCTTCATATTTATCAATAATTGCGGGGTTGGCTTTTACCAAGTCTGAGTTGGTGAAGTTGCCCTCTCCGTTATTCAGCAATGTGTCGAAGCGTTGACTTTCTTGTTGTTTATTCATTTCAAGAGAAATAATAAGTGGTCTATACCCAGCCTTCCAAGCATTAACCGCAAATAAACGAGCAATAAAAGATTTTCCTACACCAGTCCAACCTAACAAAACAATAAAATCACCAGGTTGCCAACCGCCAAACACTTTGTCGATTACATTAATCCCGCTAGGAATACCCTGCAAATCACCATTTGCTTTTAGTGACCTTTCCCTGAGAGCAGCGGCTCGCTCTTTCCAATCACCAGCGAGATCAGTATCTTTCAAGCTACTTGAGAACTTATATAGTCGAGATGTTTCTTCCATTAAGAAAGACAAGGATTCTTTAGGCCCTAATTCATTAAGAATTCCATTGGCTTTAGAGACAAGAGTTCTTGTTTGATAAGAAAGAGACTCACGCTTCGCTTGATCTAAATAATACTTAAGCGGTTCTGGAGTTGGGACGAAATCAAAGTCAGGATAGTGATGTTTGATGGTATCTTTCGATGGAACCTTTTTATGCTCATCATAATGGTTTATGATAAAACTCCATATGTCTCTATATTCTAAAAAGACATTTTCAGAACCACCATTAACAGCCTCAACATAACCATTGGTGTCAATAATGGAGTTAAGTAATCTTATTTCATCGTTCATTCAGATTCCATTCTCTTCCTTGTTTCTTCTACGATGTCTTTAAACTTTTCAAGTGCTTTCTTTTCAGAGATTATCTTATCAATGTACTTCCTTGATTCTATAGCAAAATCAAACATTAAAAATGGCCCTGTCCTTGATTTAACAAAAAGGTCTATTGCCTTAAATAAATTATCGTTATCATAAAATTCCATTAACGAATCAGCAATCGCATCTTCCCTTGGGGAGTCTGGAATGTATAACTTATTTAATTCTTTGCAGGATTTTTTGAAGTAATTTATTGCTTCTAGCCCAGTTTTTGCCATTTTCTTTACTTGTCTCCTTCCATGTAAGCATCAATATATCATATTCAGATATACCAGCGTTCACTCCCGCATACGAATCTTCGCCCCACGCTCTTAAAAAACAGGGGATTCTTACTTCACATCGACTACAACCATCCTTGGCATATTTTATATCTTTTATATTATAAGATAGCCAAGAAGATGGCGTTTCATCATTTATACAAACTGATTCCAACACCCAATCACTTAGACTTTTCATGGTCCAGTTCTTGAAGCTTAGCCTCAATTTGTGAATCAATAGACTCCCAGAGCTTTGCCCACGCAACTGGATCATCCAGACTCTCCGCCTTTGCACGAGCGCCAGCGTCGAGCCTCAATGACTCGTAGTTACCGAGATTTTTGGTAATTCCTAAAGAAGCCCAAATTTCTGTTCCTGTTTCATCACTCTTACTCATATTAACTCCTCATCTGTGTAGTTTTACTTTTTGTTCCAGTAATTTCAATGTGCCTTGCATATTGCTTTTTGTTTTTACAACTGGTCGCCCCTGCACTCGCTGGTTAAAAAACTCAACCATTTCATACACTGCGCTTTCATCATAGTATCTCCAAGATGTATACCCAACACATTCTTCACCAAATTTCTTTGCGGAAGGTATTAAATTTCTTCTTTCATATTTTCTTAAAGTATCTGGCCTTCTGCCGACAATTTTAGCGACCTCGCCAACAGTATACAGTCTTGTTAGAAGCAATTCACATTGCTCATATGGGACATCAATATGCTCCCTATCAGTAAGATTTTCAAGAAAAATTTTATTTCTAGACTTAGAAATCTTCTTTATCTTGACTATGTTACCAGCATATTTATAAAATTTATTTGCTATTGGTTTCTTTGATATCATGATATTCCTTTGTTTTATTAAACCCAAGTTTGTCAAGCAACCAGTTTAACTTCTTAACCTCTATATCCTTTGACCATGAACATCTTGTGCATGTCAGATCAATAAAGTTCTTTTGAAAAGCATAATATTGATTTCCAATAAAAACTCGTCCAGAACATTTCTGACAATACAATCCAGTTAATCGTCTCCTCGCCATATTAATCCAGCCAACAATTATATTCTGCAGTAACAATTCCCTTTTCAGGGTGGACAAATATCAATGGCTGTGATGGCCTTCCTGCTGCAGCGAGACTCTCTGATGCGTAGGTATTTGTAGACTCGGGGCTCCCTGATATTCTAACTTGGACAGTGTTGAATGTCATCTTTGTTGGTGTGTGAAAATGACCAAGGTAGATATCATCAAAGTCATCACTGATAGCACCGATCTTCCAGCCATAAGCTTTCTTCTGGAACCCATAAAATGTTGAGAGGCTTCCAAACTGATCACCGTGACAAAGCATCGCTCTGTACTTACCAATTGTATCTACTGCATACCAGTGTCTTTCCCCGCGACCATCTGGTATTTTAAATTCGATACGACTTTCTTTCTCGAACATTAATTGGGTAATACGATAAAGCATTCTGTCGCCATTAGTTTCAGGATCATGATCTCTCCTACCCCGCCCACCAATTGCTCCATGATTTCCAATAACACCAACAAATGTTATTTTCTCAAAATGCTCAAGCATCATGTTAATAAAGTTTTTCATTATTCTTGGACCATCAACAGTAATTTGTCTATACAAACCACCATCAACAAGGAATGATTGACCTGGGAATATCAACTCGCCCTCAATAATATCTCCAAGAGCCCAAATTCTAAGTTCTTTAACTGGGTGATCTTGTCTTTGAATTTCTGTTAGTTGAATGACCTTCTCGGCATAGCGATAAATTCTCTCTTCACAAACTTTTGAATTGTAGTCTGGTGTTATCTTTGCAAGTTGCCAGTCAGCAATAATAGCGACCGCGACTTCCTCTCCCTTGCTTGATTTAGTAAATTTTGGCTTAATGATGATCTCGTTCTTTGAAGCCGCAATATCTTCCTTAACAGCTCTATATACGGCATCGGCAAGATCGTCACTCTTTGTTTTTATCTTCGTGTATTCTTGAAGTAATTTATTATAGACCAGACGCAGCTCGCTATCCGTTGCGGGGACTTCTCCAGTCAGGAAGTCTGGCTCTGCTTCAAACAGCCCATTATCCCGCCTATACCTGCACAAACCACTACTGTCAATTGATTGACGACAGAGCTTGTCAGCATATTTATGATTAGCCGTTTGCTCCTCGAACTCTATATTACAACCTTCTCCTGCGCATATTTTCAATGTATTCTCCTTTTGGTTTTCTCTATCATATCATAAAGACCTAAGGAAAGTTGCTACGGGAGTCTTTTTTTAATAACAATTATTTTGGCGGCATTTCTCTTTTTTGTGTGTGGTTTATTTATTCTAGCCGATTCCCGCATCTTTTTCTTATGAGCCTCAGTGATACGATGACCCTCTTTATGTAAAGCACTATGCTCTTCTGTGCTGCATAAAAATAGGTTGGCAAGCCTGTTATCTACCTTTATTTCGTTTATATGATGAACTGTTTCCCAAGCCTCAAGGTATCTATTAAGATACGCCTCAAGGACTACTCTATGCTCATATGTATATCCACGAATATTTTTGGGATGATCTGGCTGTAATACCCTTACATAACCCTTATCATCAATGTACTTGCCACCATTGTAATTAGGGCTATCTTTTCCAGTAAGAAATTTGGCTGACCAATCAATTTCTTTTCTTTGAGAAGCTAGTCGGCTATCTTTCAATTATTAGACCCCGCCGATATCCTCGACATATAATTGCAATGATGAAGCAGTTGCTGTTGCTGATGTTGTTGCTGGCACCCAAAAGCCTGGTGCATTGGTTGCACTAGCGCCCTGGTATCTTTCAACTGTAGAAAAGAATGAACCGTTATTTAATCCAGAAATATTGCTTTGCAGAATAACCGAATGTAACCCAGCACCAAAGCGGGAATCGTAAGAATTATTCCTCAACGCGATATCAGATATAGTTGCAGCAGCGCCAGCAGTAGCGACATTTATATAGGCAAAAATTGGTGGGGTGAATTGAGCGGAATATACCCTTGCTGGTACTCCAGTATTAAATACACCACTCCATATACTCACAACATATGTTGAGTCTTCCGCCCCTTTAGCATCCACCGCAAACCCAGTGAAATTTAAAGATACCCTGTAATAGCGACTAGCATCTATCGTTACCCGATTATCCCCACCACCAGTCCCAGACTCATTGCTGAGATTTATAATTTCATTGGTTGTGGAGAAATTGGTGTATGTTGCCGAATTGCTGGTTATTGTTTTGAGCCTTTTTAAACCCTGCGGGTTGTCATCAGTAGCGTCCTTAATTTGATCCATATTGGTTGACATTTGCGCCAACCTAGCCCCCGTTACGGGAGTTCCGTCAGTCCATGTAACTTCGTTGTAATTTTCATATGCCATTAAATTTTCTCCATATTAAGTATACCTCATATCCCGTTCTTAAAGGAGTTTGCCATGCATTCATCAATGAACAACAACTGATTTGGACCATCTTCCGTTAATAAAGTCTCGTATACACGCCACATCACATCTGAAAGCTTTCTAGCAACGCTTACACTTGGTGATCTGTAATTAGACATACTCGCATAGATGTACGCCTCTAAGTCTGTTTTTGTCATTTATGCATCCAACCTTTTTTTAATATCTATAATTTGTAAATTAAGAGATTGGACCATTTGAAGTAAATGAGGAACCAAGCCAGTATAGTTTACTGATAAAATAGCGCTTTCATCATCATCATTGATAGACGACACTAAATGGGGGAATGTGTTTTTAATTTCCTGAGCAATCAAGCCCAATCTTTTTGGGTATAAATGCAAATTTTCATCATCCAAAATATCTACAGGGTTGAACTCAACAACTCTTAAATTATTTAAAGATAGCGTTTCCCACTCTTTCGGAGCATCAACTATATTTGTTTTACTTCTTACATCAGAAACTGTTCCCAAAACCGCAGAAATAACATTGTCAACTGTCCCTCGGATGTCTGGATTGTTCCAGACCAAACCCATATTGTTAAAAGTCCCTGGGCCTGTTGTACACCCAGGGTACGCTATTCCTGGTCCCGTGACATAACCAGTGTTCATAAATACTTCACCATTTGTAGCGACTCCGTCATCACTAATGAACGCATATTGCGCTCCGTTTGAGATGCTAGCTACTTGCGGAGATGCTTTGAATTTTTGCCCGCCGCCATCGTCTGTAATTCTTAAAGAATAATAAGCATCAGTGACAGCATTTATATCGGTTGTAACACCACCACGATTAGCAAAAAATATTGCGTCTGATGTGATCCCAATCTGAGTCTCAGCACTAAGGCCTGCGTACAATGCCCCAAATTCAGCTTCTTGGTATAACCGAATAGCACCACTATCGGCTGATATTTCACTAGCGCTAACCTGCCAGCCAGCCACTGTACCACTTGTCGCATTAATTTCTCCAGATAAAACTGCATTTTGAGCCCAAATTGTTCCATCAGGGTCCACCTGAAAATTCTCACTACTTATTGAACCGTCCGAGAGGATATCGATACCAGGGGTGCTTACGCTTCCTGCAATAATGCCACCACGAATTGAGGCGCTATCAAATTCAGCAGTACCATTTGAATTTATAGCCCACCCAGATACCCCAGATGAAAAATTGCCGCTGGATATAATATTGTTAACAAGGACAATATTTGCCGCTAACTCACTTGCCGTTATAGCCCCAGCAGCAATTTGGTTTGCAGTTATTGTGTTCGCTAAAATTTCATTTGCAGTTATTGTGAATGCCTCAATTTCGTTTGCGGTTATTGTGTTTGCCGCAATTTGGTTTGCAGTTATTGTGTTCGCTAAAATTTCATTTGCAGTTATTGTGAATGCCTCAATTTCGTTTGCGGTTATTGTGTTTGCCGCAATTTGGTTTGCAGTTACGGTATTATCAATCAGAGTTACGCCATTTATAGTCCCGCTTTGCAAAAATATACCAGCAGGCTGCAGCACAGAAGTATTAACTGTTGAGACAATATACTCTTTAAGCGCTATTGCATTAAGGACCTGGCTTCTCTCCCTGTCTGGGTCTCCAAAAATGCTAAGACTAAAATCAAACACTGAATACAATGATGTATCCAGCAAGCTCGAATTAATGCCATTATGATTGTGACCGCCGCCAGAATAAAATACAATTTGTGATTCGCTAATAGCCATTAAGAAACCTGCCTCAAAGTCAGACCCTGAGTTATATTTGCGCCAATTGACATTTGGTGTGAAATAACCCAATAATCTGTATTTACAATATCTAAAGAGGATAAATTAGATACCCTTATTCTATCACCTAACTGGATGAATGGCATTGTTGTAACATTTATATCAATAATTGGAACGGGTATTTGCGTTTTGCTTATTATAAACTCCGCCAATTTTTTAGCATGGACAGCGCTTGATATAAATTTACTCTCAATTTTTAAATCTTTTAATCCATATTTTTTAATACTTAGATCAAGCGCAGAAGACTGCTCCTTTATCTGGATATTCTGCTCACTAAGTTGCACCGCCGTCCCCGCTATGCCAGTAAAATATGGGAGATCAGTCAGGGGGTTAGTGCCCTGCAAAAATACAACACCGCCAATTTCTGTATTATTAGATGCAGAAACAATTAACTCAGCGCCGTATGCATACGGCATATATCTAACAATATCCACCATGTCTGGCTCTTCAAATCTTATTGCCGATATAAGCGGAGATTTAACATTATAGGCGGGAGATTTATCAAACTTAATATCATAGTATCTTGCCTCCCTCACTTTTGAATCGTTCCCTAGACCGATTGCGTGAGAAGCCGCGATTGTTTGGAATTTACCACGAACAAGACCGTTAAACGATGTCGCTGTTTTAGAAATATATTCAATAATTTCACTACCAATTCTTAAATAGCCAGTTTCGGCAAACACGGGGTTGATGGTTGAATCGACATAAATGATATTGGAAGAACTTGTTATATTAGCAGACAACCCAGTTGTCCCGAGTGTTTCATTTTCTGCTGCGACCCATAGCGTTTGCAGATTAGATGTTGCTGTTTGCAAAGATGCTATTGGGATAGTAACTTTATTACATTGTAAATCTACAGAGTAATTTGCGTCAATTATGTTGGTGGAATCGCTTAGAGTTGTCTGCACGGATGCGTGTTGCGTTATAGACCCTTCAAAAAATCTATAGTAATGTTCATATTTTGCTTTATCATTTTCATTTATATACGACCGCCCTAGGTCTGCAAATGTAATATCATTAACAACCTCTCGGATAGAACTTTCATTCCCATATAAAAATGCGAATTCCGTCAATGGCTGCATGGCGCTTTCCGTATATCGATCAGCAACTTCTGCGCTTGACAATGCCCGATTGTAAAAAGCAGCCTCGTCAATTGTAAAGCTTCTAATTAAAGAAGGCGCAACCTCGGCCCCGCTTGAATAAGATGAGCCTCTACCCCCGATTGTTATATTTTGAGTCACCCATGATAAAGGGGTTGCTATAGTTGCTTCATTAACACTAACGCCATTAACATAATACTTCAATATTAAATTTTCAAATGTCACAGCGAAATGATAAAAATAACTATTTGAAAGTACACTGCTACTTGATACCGTAGATGTCCCAGCAGATGTCTTTATTTTAAAACCATGAGAACTGGCGTTGTTAAAAAACTCAAACCCCGAAGTTGGAACAGAGTTGCCCCAATTACTAATGTACTCACCATCACCGCTAAATGAACCGCTAGTGAACTTTGCAAAAAATTCAATTGACCAACTACCAGTATATAATGGGCTCGAAGTATTGGATAAATCTATTGATGTGCTGTAGGGGATTCTTATGTAAGCGCTGCTGTCCAGAAGAACAGATTTGTTGTTCGGGTCAGATACCAAGCCAGTATCTTGATTTAATTTTGGCGACCCAATGTATATTCCAGTATTTCTATGGTTGAAAGAATCAGCGACCGCAAGGGTGCTTGATGGATCTTTACAACCCATCGAGTCAAGAGCGGCTATTGTACAGCATTCTGACGCAGAGACAATTTCATCCGACAAACCATCCATTGCTTTATATAGATGTAATTTAAAAGTTGAGGTAGCACCATCATTGTATTCATGAAAGAACTCAATTCTTATTTTTCTAGGAACGCCAGCCGTGAAATTAATGCTGCTTGACGCATATCTCGTGAAAGCGTTAACCGTATTCCATCTGTCCAAAATCAATTTATCATCTATATATAAAGCAACACCACCAGATTTAACCCATAAAATAAGTTGCTGCAGCCCGCTTTCTGTCGGGACATAATAGCCATCGAACACACCATTGAAGTAATCAATATATGTTTCATTATCCACCCCAACAAAAGAATAGTCAGTTATTTTCAAAGCATCCGTACTGAGGTCAGATATGCTTTTAGACAAGGTTACATAGCTGGGTGATACAAACTTCTTCTCACCCATTGCCTTGTCTAAAGGAGATAGTTCTTTATCGATTGCATCCGCAAGGATGTCCTTCACATAAATGTTCTTTTTACTAATTGGCATGCCCCAAAATCTTGCACGCAATCCCGTTGATGAAACTATATTGTTACCACTTCTATCAATTGATTCCTCATTAAAAGAATAGACGGCAATCGCCCCCCTGTTTTTTGCTCCATTAACATAAGAATGGAGAGATTCAAAATCGGCTTTGGGGAAGTTAGCCCTCATCAAAAGATTTTTTACAGCATCCCCGACATAAACATTTTGCATCAAAAACCCGTAATTAATTATTCTTTCAGAAATGAATTTTGTCCAATCTTGTAAAGAAGCTTTAACCGACATGTCCGTGTTGACACCCCATTGGTCAACATAGAATGTTCCATTCTTTACATATTCATAAATATCAAATTTTACAGTTGCATTTGCACTATGAGCTTTAGCGATAGTGCCGCCATAACCCCTTTCATAAACAGTTACAACATTTGATGAGCTTGTCGAAGTGCACGCGATTATTTCTTCAGACTGGGTTCCTTCATCAATTGTTACCAAAAACTTATCTGAGGCACCGCCAGTCTTAAGCATTGACCCATCAATAACCGTGAAGGTGCTGCTTGAGGCAGATGTGTTTGATAACAGTTGAGTTGTTAAATAAGAATCGTTTATTTGAGATATCTGCGGCTTTTTAATTCTCCATCCAGTGTACACTTCCATCTTTACATTTTTTACCATGTATTGTCCATACAGAGAATTACTATTAAAAAGATTAAAATCTTTAGATGTGTTATCAATTGTTATCTCAACAGAACCAATTTCAGAGCCGCCTATCGGAAGGCTTGTCGAGTGTACATCACGAGATCTGTTCACTGAGTAGGAAATAACGCTATCACTGATATCTGTTTGATACATCGGAACAATTTCTTGAATTCGCGCATAGTCTTCTGGATTCTTTGTTGAGCGAACGGTGACTTTTATTTTAGAAACATTTTGAGTCGAGAGTGCTTCCGATACAAAGTGTTCTTGGTAGTATGACCCAGATGTCATAGTGCCTTCCTCTGTTAGAACTAAAACAGCGGAGCCGTCGTAAACTTGCAGTGTGTAATCGTATATTTGACCATAGAATTCCGATGTGACAATTTTTATTTTATTAACTTTTCTTGTTGTAAATGAAGCCTCTACATATGGATCAGTCGAAAATCCATAACCATTATATGAGATATGAACACCAGCATTACTTTTAGAATTAGACCACCATCCGAATTCTAAATTACTGCCAGTCTGGGTGTTGGCTAGATCATTTGTTATCAGCGAAGGCATCGCATACCACGAACCGTCAGCCTTTATGATGTCTCCATTAATATCCTTTGCACCAGCAACAGCCCAAGTAAAAGATTGTCTTTCTATCCCGTTCATGCATTCAGAAGCGGGGAAATAAAATCCTCTATTTGGGTACAATTGATTATCTGCCGAATAAGCGTCATTCGTTGTGACCACAAGGTTTTCCAGGTGTCGGCTATCTAGCCATGTTGCGATTATTTTTGGCTTAATCTTCTGGGCTGGTGCGAGGATGGCGGAACTAAATGAGTCAGATATTGGTAAGTTATGCATTCCAGTTGATAACAATTTAAACCTCCTCTAATGTCATTGAACAGCTAAAATAGTATACATTATCAATAAGGTCTCTTCTTATTAAATTTTCATTAAACCCAGTAACAAAGACTTCCAAATTCTCTTCTGTATACGGTGTTAGCCCAGCCTCATCTTGTTTCAATATTGTCAATGTGTGAATATCAGCATCCATCGCGATATCTTTTATAAAGTTTCTTGATTCACGAGTATCAACTGTCTTTTCTCTGAAGTTGGGAATATAAGACCAGTTAAGACTGTATGTTCTTTTCCCCCCAGCCGCACTGTTCTTATAATATCTCTCAGTGTCCCCAAGTAGATTTGTGTTTTCAATAAAAATTGGCGCTACCGAGACGCTAAGCGTTCTGCTCTGATTTGTAAGAGGGTTGCCGTCTAGCAGTAACAATGACCTAATCAAAGAAGAGTCAGGGGTTAATGTGCTGCTAAATCTTATGGCTTTAGCGTTTAATGATCCAAACCCAGCCCGATCAGATAGGTTGATTCTAATTGTTGCAAGGAATATTTTTGCTTTTGGCGCAAATACAATAATAGACGCAGACAGGACAGCTTTAGCGTTAGCAATTCTCTCTGCGCTGGTTGTAACGGAAGCAGTCCCAGAAATATTAGATATTGCTTTTGATATTTTTATAATTGAGGCAACAACACTTGATTCTGCTGTAATTCCAATTATAGCCTTAGAAATCTTCGTAGAGGCGGATACAATGGTGGATGAGCCAGAAACGGTTGTTGACGCTTTGGATATTTTCGTTAAATTTACAACGAGATTAGTCTGTCCAGAAATAGTTACAAGACTATCATGCCTTTCACTAGCGACAGTTAGTGTTACTGTACCAGCAGAAAGCGTGGCAGATGCATGCACAATTCTTCTGGCGACAGTATTTACCGATGTTGAACTTGAAAGATTGGCTGACGCTACGGATGTCTTCTTAAATGCAACTGTTAATGATGATTCAGACGACAGTTGAGCGGCTGCATCAACAGTCCCGTCTGGACCGTAAAATACAATGCCGCTACTGAAGGGTTGTGTAATTTCAAAAAAACTACTAGCCATTTTACTTCTCTTTTAGAGAAATATCAACATTGTAATAAGCACACTGCGCCGATATATCTCTCCTTAATAAAGTTTCATTATATGAATCAACATAAACAACCGTGTCATAGAAAGGGTCGTCTGGGTTAAGTTTAATTGATAAATTAAATTGAGATGACATGGTTGCCAAACTGTACAAATAGTCCCGTCCTCTTCTACCATCAATCGTTTCAGTCTGGAGTGACGGGAGCCATGTAAAGCTTAGTGTGTAAAGATTCTTTACATTCTTTATAAATCGACGCTTGTTCCCATTTGCCAATTCAACATTAGAACTTGATGTTGTCATTGAAGAAGAGAACACGCGGTTGTGCTCAGTTATTTCATGATTATTTAAAACTACAAGATGTGTTATCGCGGTATCTGGTGTCATTAGTTCCCTCTATTAACACCATTATAGCTGCTAAAGGTTCTAGGCTCATTACCCGCATTTCTTTGGTTCTTTGGGAGTACATTTATATTGTAATCCTTCATCATTGTTTTGAACCATTCTTCTTCCCCGATAAAAGTATCAACATTAATATTCACCGTGCTAATGCTTGATTGCTTCCCAGCCATAGCCATCGATGGTGTGCTTGATGGAGTTCTAAATTTTGAACCGTTGATTGCTTCAAGAGCAATTCTACCCATATTGCTTACGGATCTAGCATTAATAACATATTCGCCGCCATGTAACATTGCTGGTACACCCACTGATGGATTCCCAGGGACATACCCGCCAGTCTTATAACCC